TAAAAATAATTTACCTCCTCAAAATTTTGAGTCTAATGAAGACAGCCTTGATGGCTTTGATTTATCTGAGTTTGAGCCTAGGTAATGCCACAAAAAGGTCTTTGTTTTTTAATTAAATTTGTAACTTAAATTATAATCTAATGGAATTAAAAGTAAGAGCGGTTGATGCCGTTGAAGAAAAGTCAGTTCAAGAAGTTGAAAATGAACTTCTTCAAAAACATGAAGAGAAATTTAGTGAGCCTTCTGAATCGTCAGAAGAAACTCCTAAAGTAGAAATAAACACTACTGAAGAAAGTGTTGTTGAAGACACTCCTGAAGTAGAAGAAACTCCTCAAGAATTATCTGAGGATGATGTTCTTTCATATATTGGAAAAAGATACGGTAAGGAGATTAATTCATTTGATGAATTAATGACAGAGCGAAAGGAATCTGAAGAGCTTCCTGAAGATGTGGCTTCTTACTTTAAGTATAAAAAAGAAACAGGAAGAGGAATTGAAGACTATGTAAAATTACAAAGAGACTTTGATTCTATGAATCCTGACTCTTTGCTAAGAGAGTACTTAGTTGCTACTGAAGGCGAAGGTTTAGATGCAGAAGATATTGATTCTCTTATGGAGGATTATTCTTATGACGAAGAGCTAGATGATGAAGCGGTAATCAAGAAAACTAAATTAGCAAAGAAAAAAACTATTGCTAAAGCGAAGAAATACTTTAATGAGCAGAAGGAAATGTATAAGCAGCCACTTGAGTCGAGCCCGGTAGCTACATCTGAAAGCGAAAATGAAGAGTTTCAAGCTTATAAGCAATATATTGAATCTGTTAAAACTCAACAGGAAGAGAGTGATGCAAAACGTAGTTGGTTTATTAAAAAAACTGACGAAGTTTTTACTGAAGATTTCAAAGGTTTTGAATTTTCGCTAGGCGACAATACAGTAACTTACTCTCCAGGTGATACTCAGTCTATCAAAAAAAACCAAGAGACTCCAATGAACTTTATTAATAAGTATTTGGACCAGGATGGTTTAATGAAAGATGCGGGAGGATACCACCGAGCTTTAGCAATTGCAATGAACCCCGACAAATTTGCCAACTTCTTTTATGAGCAAGGCAAGTCTGAGGCAACCGAAGATGTTTTACGTAAAACTAAAAATATAAATATGAGTGAACGTAGAGCTCCAGAAGTAACCAATAAGGGAGGATTTCAAGTCAAGTCAGTTAACCCTGATTCGGGACGAGGCTTAAAAATTAGAAGTATTAATAAAAAATAAAAATTCAAAATTATGGCAGGAGCTGTTCAGGCAACCCCCGGGTTCGCTTTACAGCCAAGCGCAGAACAAGTGCCCTTGGCTACAAATTACATAACTAACTTCGATTTCTTAAATCAGTATCTACCTGATACTTATGAGAAGGAATTTGAAAGATACGGTAATCGTACCGTTGCATCGTTTCTACGTTTAGTAGGAGCTGAAATGCCTTCTAACTCTGACCTTATCAAATGGGCAGAACAAGGAAGACTACACACTAAATACATTAACTGTGCTTCAAATGCAGCAGCAGCAGCAGATACTGCTACTATTACTGTGAATGATACTTTAGTGCCAGGTAGTGGAAGTATTGCTATTAGAGTAGGACAAACTATTGTTCTTTCTGATAATGCAGGAGCTGGATTAAACAAAGGTATTGTTACTGCGGTAAACACTGCGGCTGGTACTTTTGACGTAGCTTACTACGAAGCAGCTGGACAAATTGGTGGAGCTGGACTTACTTATACTGTATTCATTTATGGTTCTGAGTTCAAAAAAGGAACTAACGGAATGGTTGGTTCTTTAGAAGCTGATGACGTTATCTTCGATAACTCTCCAATTATCATCAAAGACAAGTACGCTGTAAGCGGGTCTGACATGGCGCAAATTGGATGGGTAGAAGTAACTACTGAAAATGGAGCTTCTGGATACCTATGGTATTTGAAGTCTGAGCACGAAACTCGTTTACGTTTTGACGACTACCTAGAGACTGCAATGATTGAAGCTGTACCTGCTGAGGCTGGTTCAGGAGCTATTGCTGCTGCAGGAGATGTAGGAAACAAAGGTTCTGAAGGTATCTTCTACGTTGTAGAAAATCGTGGTAATGTGTGGGGTGGAGGAAATCCTGCTGCACTTGCAGATTTTGACGCAATCATTTCTCGCTTAGACAAGCAAGGTTCAATCGAAGAGAATGTTATTTTCGTAGATAGAGACTTTGGTTTTGACATCGATGATATGTTAGCTGCTCAAAACTCTTATGGAGCTGGTGGTACATCTTATGGTTTATTTGACAATGATAAAGACATGGCATTAAACTTAGGATTCACAGGATTCCGTAGAGGATATGACTTCTACAAGTCTGACTGGAAATACTTAAATGACCCAACTATGCGTGGTGGTCTTCCTACTGGAGCTAACTCAGGCCGTGTAAACGGACTATTAGTACCAGCTGGTTCTACTACAGTATACGACCAGATTTTAGGTAAGAATGCGAAGAGACCATTCCTTCATGTTCGATACAGAGCTTCTGAAACTGAAGACAGACGTTACAAAACTTGGATTACAGGTTCTGCTGGCGGTGCTGCAAATTCAAGCTTAGACGCTATGGAAGTTCACTTCTTGTCTGAGAGAGCTGTATGTACTTTAGGTGCAAACAACTTCTTCTTATTCCAAGAGTAGTATTTACTAAGGGAGGTTTAACCGCCTCCCTTTTTTTTAAATTTAATTAAATCTTATATAATGAAAAAAACTAAAGTATTAGTAGACAAGGTCTACAAGCTAACAAGAGATTCCGCTCCGCTATCATATTTACTTCCAGCGAGTGGCTCAAGAAGACAACCACTTTTATATTTTGATGAAGAAAAAGGTGTTAACCGAGTTCTTCGATATTCTTCTAATCAGAAATCACCTTTTGAAGACGAACAAGACGGAAACATAGTTAGGGAGCCTGTTGATTTTGTTGATGGATTTTTAAGAGTTCCTAAAACAAATCCTATTCTTCAAGAGTTTTTGTATTATCACCCTCTTAACGGGAAAAAATATGTTGAGGTAAATGAAGAAAAAGACGCTCAGCAAGTTGTTGAACAGTTGAATTTAGAGGTTGATGCTTTGATTGAAGCTAAGTCTTTAAGTGTAGACCAATTAGAAAATGTCGCACGAGTTCTTTTAGGAAGAGACACTTCTAAGGTTAGTACTTCAGAATTGAGGAGAGATGTTTTAGTGTACGCTAAAAACGACCCTTACTCATTCATGAAAATGGTTAATGACCCTATGCTTAAATTACAATCTAATGTTCAATTATTTTTTGACAAAGGATTGTTAAGTTTTAGAAATAAACAAAAAGAAGTATGGTATAATACTTCTTCTAATAAAACTAAAATGCTAACTGTTCCTTTTGGAGAAGACCCAATGTATATTGTTGCTTCATATCTACAAAGTGACGATGGCATAGAGGCGTTGAAAATGCTAGAAAAAATGCTAGAAAATTAAAAATAAAGCTTTTATGTAAAGAGAGGTCAAAATAATTGGCCTCTTTTTTTTTGCTTATCTTTGTAAAAAAGAAACCGATGATAAATTCTGTTAGAAATACAGTTTTAGCTATCCTCAACAAGAATAACTACGGTTATATATCACCATCAGATTTTAACCTATTTGCAAAACAAGCTCAATTAGATATTTTTGATGAGTATTTTTTGGGATACAACAGTCAGATAAACAAGGAAAACTCAAGGGTTTCTGGAACAGGATACGCTGATATAACTAAAGGATATGAAGAGGTTATAGATACTTTTTCTGTTACTAGCAGTTTATCTAAATTATATGACAATACTTACAGTGTACCAACTAGTGCAACTACTGGTCACGAATACTATTTGCTAAACAAGGTGTTAATATATAGTGACGTTATTTCATCTGGTGTAACCACAGGCATTAACGGAAATAATTTTTTAGTTGATTCAACAGCTACTTTCCAAACGGACGGTGTAGCTGTAGGTGATGTTGTTTCTGTAGTTATATCAAACTCAGTTGTAACTAACTCTAAAGTTATTGCTGTCACTAGTCAAACATCTTTACAGGTAAACATAGCTTCTTTGACAAGCTTTGGATTATCTTATTCAGTATATAAGCCAAGTAATTTAAAAAACGAGGCTGAATTTGTGCACAACAACAAAATAACAATGCTTAATAAGTCAATGCTTACTGCGCCAACAACTACTTATCCGGCATACAATCAAGAGGGTTCTTCTTTAACTTTACATCCATCTACAATAACTGATGTAGGCAGAGTGATTTCTCAATACATTAGATATCCAAAAGACCCTAAGTGGACCTATGTATCCCTTACTGGTGGAGAACCAATATTTGACCAGTCTCAATCAGACTATCAGGACTTTGAATTACCTATAGATGATGGAAATAATTTAGTCGCTAGAATATTACAATATACAGGCATATCAATTAGAGAGGGTGACGTTTACAGATTTGGCGCAACACTAGAACAACAAGAAACTCAAGAACAATAATGGCATACTTATCACAATATCAGTATTATGAAAATGGCGGAGCTGCTCCTACCGATGCAAATTGGGGTTCTTATCAGTACGTTAGCTTAGAGGATATAGTAAATAACTTTCAGTTAATGTACACCGGAAATCATTCTTTAGTTAATAATGAAGAAAGGTATAAGATATTGTTTCACGCTAAGCGAGCAATACAGGAGCTAAATTATGATGCATTTAAAGAAATAAAAGCGCTAGAGCTAACTGTATATGACAACTTAACTTTTGTGTTACCATCTGATTATGTTAATTGGGTTAGATTGTCTCTCTATAAAGACGGGTGGCTTAGACCTCTTAATGAAAATATACAAGTTAATTCAGCAGTATCGTATTTGCAAAGTAATACAGGAACATTGAGTTTTAATGTTGACGGCACGGTAGTTACAGACGCATCTACTTTAGACACTGAAAGAAAAAGCGGTCAGCAAAATAGTATATATTTAAATCAAAATAATGCACAAGACGATGCTTCTGAAAACTCTGAAGCTAATTGGTATTCTGATTATAGTATCGGCGCACGTTATGGTTTAAATACTGAGACAGCAAATGCAAACCCTACTTACAGAATAGACAAAAAAGCTGGAGTTATTAATTTTGATTCCACAATGCTTAATGAAAATTGTGTTTTAGAATATATTTCTGATGGTATGGAAGGCGGAAATGATTCCTTAGTTACTGTAAATAAACTTTTTGAAGAATACATTTATGCTGCTATCAAGTACGAGATATTAAACAGCAAGTTTAATGTTCAGGAATATGTAGTAAACAGAGCTAGAAAAGACAAGTCTTCTCTTTTAAGAAACGCAAAAATAAGATTAAGTAATATTCATCCGGGTAGATTACTAATGAATCTACGAGGTCAGAATAAGTGGATAAAATAAAATGGCAAACATTCAAAGAAATTTTATTGCAGGACGTATGAATAAAAGCCTTGATGAAAGGCTTATTCCTAATGGAGAATATGTAGATGCTTTAAACGTAAGGCTAGGTTCTACAGAGGCTTCTGAGATTGGTTCTGTTGAAAATTCTAAGGGTAACTCTAAACTTACTTCATTACAGTTTTTAGATGGTATGCCTTTAAGTTCTAGCGCCAGATGTATTGGAGCTTATGAGGACGGTTCTAATAATGTTATATACTGGTTTGTTCACGACCCTTCTTTTTCTGAAGGAGATACTGGCAAGCTTGATTTAATTGTTTCTTATAATGTAAAAACAGACGACACCATATATCATGTAATTAGCATTGACAATGGTTTAAAAGTAAACACAACATTAAACTTTAACCCATCTTATTTAATTACTGGTGTAGATAGAATAGGTGATTTATTATTTTTTACAGATAATTATAATCCACCTAGATTTATTAATATAAATAAAAATTATCCGAATCCTATAAATATTAACCCTACTCCCACTCCGCCTAGTCCTAGTCCTAGTCCGCCTAGTCCTAGTCCTAGTCCTAGCCCAGGTCCTGTTTTTTCTAATGGTTGGAAGTTTTTGGCTGGACAAAGTAATATAGCGGGAACTGTTTTTACTGGATACCATACAGCTACATTGGCCGGATGCCCTACAAGTATCCCTGCGCATGGAGGTGGAGTTAGTCCTACAACAACTCAAATACCTTTGCCTGGAGTAGATTGTTATCAATCTGGTTCTTTTCCTGCCACAAAAGGATTTGCTATTCAAGGAGCAGGAAATGTTAGTACATTAGCGTTAGCACAATTTAGCTTCGATGCAAGTGTTAG